TAGTTGTTCGTACAGGTTGTACAGTTTCTGTCTGTGCGTCTCCCCAACAGGATCTCCCGGAGGCAGTTTGAACTTGTCATCCTGTCTCATGGTCCTGATGTCTTCCCTCACGCTGTTGGCATCCCTAGAGGGTGCGGCCTGGCTGTTGGCTATGGGGTTTGGCATCCTGTTGTTTGACATCAACTGCTCCAAGAACTGTATGCCCTCGGCAGTGTCAACCAACGGTTGTTCTAACACACGCTGTGGCAGTGTGCCTGCATATTTCTTGACTGATTCAAGCCTGTCAGCGTACTCGTTGCCCCATTGCTGTTGCAGTGCTGACTGCTCTTGCTCCAGGTCAACCCTGGGTGCGTTGGACAACTGTTGTGTGATCTTGCCCATTTGATCCGAGTACAGTGCCATGGCAGTCTTGACCTGGTCCTGTGTGAATCCTGATTTCTTGAACACGTCGGTGACCTCTTTGCTCAAGTCCTCTGGCATCTCGTCCAGTCCGAAGTCCTTGGTGATCGAGAAGTCGTAGGCATCAGGCACCTTGTTGGTGCTGACCTTCTTCTCCAGTTCAGTGTATGACTTGGCCAGGTCCTCTGGTGATTTGAATTTCTCTGGTAGCCATTCTGGTCTCTCCGGTTGCTCTGCCTGTTGTGCTTCCGCACTGGGCACGGTCTCCACTGGTGCTTCTGGTTGTGTGTCTATTAGGTGTTCCGCTGGTGCGGTTGCTTGTGTGTTATCTTCTGGCATTAGATTATATGCTCCTTTTTGTCGTTGTTATGAACACTGCGTTCACGGCACATATTATCTATCCTCCTCAACAGTTGTTGTTGTGCTACCTGATACACAGCCGCATAGGGGTTTGGTGAGTCGCTGGTCACACGTGTCTGGTGTATGACCCTGTTAAGGTCCTCGTACACTGCCTTGCCTGCTGGTGATTCAAATATCTGTCGATAGAATTGTTGTAGTTGCGTTTGTGAGTTCTTCATGTTCAGTTTTTTTAGTTACAGTTGTTGTTCGTTTGTGACTGTATTTATAAAGACTAAACTGATGGTGGCTGATTTTGCTGTTGTAACTGCTGTGCCAGTGCCTGCAACTGTTGTGCCTGCTCCTGCTGTGACTGTTGCTCCAAGGTCTCCTGTACCTCTGATTCTGACTTCAACACCTCTGGTGACATGTCTCCGTCCCTCAATATCTTACGTGCCAGTTTCTGTAGATCTAGGTTCACCAATGCGTTAGGTCCCAACTGTGTGATGGTCTGTACCAGTTGTAGGTCCCTCGTGATCTCCGTGAGTGCGATACCTCTCTTGACTGCACTGTTGACTACCAGTTCGCTGATGTCACCAAACCTAGTGAAGTCCTCTATCTCACCTCTCAATTGCAATCTCTTGATAAGATTACCGACCAACGGTCTTAAAAATTCTTGTTCTAGTCTCAAACCTGATGGACCTATCCTACGATAGAATTCGCTCTGTCTGATCTGTACTTCCGTTGCAGTTTGATATTTTGATTCATCTGGTGGTAGTATCGCGTCATTGAACAACATACGTCTTATCATTGCCCTGTGATCATTGATCGTTGCTTCCGTGATGTTGAGTTGTCCAGGAAATGGTATGGCCTGTAATGGTGAATCAACGGTTATTACATCTCCCGGTCTCAATTTCATGTTAGCGAAATTGACTGCTGTGTCTGAATTGACCTGCCAACTGCCCAGTGCTAGGTAAGACGCGGCCTCCATGAACAACATCTGTGCTTCATTGACTACCCTGATGTGCGGTAGTGCTTCCCTCACGGGACTGGTGCCCCACATGTCTCCTATGGTCTTGCCAAATCTGAATACTGTGAACATCTGTACCGGCATTTGATGTGAGTAAAGAATATCCATCTGTTTGCCCACTTGCACGGTGTATGTGAAATCGGGTTGGTTTGGTGGTCTGAAACAACTCTCCAACACCTTGTGTGTCTTGTAAGGATCTTTGATGCACTCCTTGGCTGTCTCTTCTGGTAATTTTTCTTTGTAATTTTCTAACAGGTAATGACCTGGTAATTCGTGTTCTCTAAAAACAGTTTCAATCTGACCTTGATAGTTGTCTAGGAAATACAGTTGGTGGCTGGGGACTGCCACGAAGTCAATGTTCTTGTCCTCGTACATTCCTATGCAACCCACACCTGATATCACAGCATCTGTCAATGCTTCTGATGCCGCTATGTAGAAGTTGCTGTCTCTGATCGTTTTGAAAACAGATCTGTTGGCAACGTCCAGTGCTTTCTTGACGTCTGTTGCTACTCTCTCCTTAAGATCTTCTCGCACGGAAAGAGTGGCCCATTGTTGGTTTTGCGGAATCAACAAATTTAGGATCGTGGATACTAGTGTCTGCACACCATCTGGTGCTGTGCTGTCAAATATCTTTGTTCTGTCAGTTTGATTTGCATCTTTCCTGTAGATGTCCCTGTTGGGTCTGGTGTAAAGGTACGCTTCAGATATCTCTGATTCGTGTTTGTCTCTTTCTTGTTTGGCAAGTTTGTATGCCTTTGCGATGTAATCTTTCATCTAATTACTGATTTGATAGAGTTTGGAAATCACTGCCTATACCAGCCTCTTCGGCAAGTCCTAGAAGTCCACCTGACCTAGGTGTTATCAAACTTGATCTACCTCTTCTGCCCCTTCGTGATCTTTGTTGTGCCACCGCGGCTTTCTTCCTCTCCGCGGCCATTTCGTCTGCCGCTCTTGAATCAGCATCCGCTTGTAGTTGTCTTTGGATTTCTAATTGTTGTTTTGCCTGCTCTTCAGCACTTGGCATCTTTGGAGCCTTTGGTACACACATTAGTAGCCTCCTCCCAATACTCTGATCACGTTCTGTGCAGTCCTGATCGCTGGTTGTAATAGGCTTCTTCTCTGTGGAGCCGCTCCTAGTTCTTCTTCGCTCACACCCAATGCACTTGGTCTCTGTGTGATTAGTACACCTCTGCCTCTCGCGGCCGCTGTCCTAGTCTGTCCCACACCTCTGGCTCTGCTTGAACTTGGTGCCGCTACTGGTGCCGGAGCAGGTGCTGGTGGTGGTGGTGGTGGAGGAGGAGGAGGAGGAGGAGGAGATGAACACATCATCCTTGCCACTGGTCCCGTATACTCCGATGATAATTCTTCTATGATGTTGAAGTCTTTGTCCCAAACTAGTTTTGAATATACCTTCATAATTTTTTTCCTTTTCGCGTGTGTGTTTATAATATCCCTTTCGCGTGTGTGTTATATTATAAATAATCTTGTCAGACCAATTATTTATGGCTCTAGTTAATTTTGAAACTAGTTCCAGAGCGTTGCAAGGGGTTGAATACCTTGGCAACTTTCGAAACATCTACGGCTAAATTAGGCAGGTGACTAATTGCACCACTGGTGGCATCTATGCAGTCATCATGCACCCTCGGTTGTGGGAAGGCCTGCAACTCATCCATGAACGGAGAATTATCTCGCACCCTCTCATGCACATACATACGACCCACTTTGATCAACGGCTCTAATGTTTGTGCTATGAACACCATCTTGTTCTTTGATCTGAATTCTGCCACAACATGAACCATGACTTTCATCTCACGTGCCACCTTACGCAATTCATTTGCCAGCGTGGCTGAAAAGTTTTCCTCAACGTACACGTGACTGATCTTGTGATACGCACAGGCATGGATTATCTCCCTGCACTGTTCCGTGAAATCTTTCGTCTCCTTGTCCACGGCACTCAAGACCTTGATGTCATGTACGAAAGTGTTGCCCTCGCTGTCCCTGGCACATATTGACAGCACACTGTTGTCACGACCGCTCAATCCTTGTGCTGGATCCCAGTAAGAACAGATACGTTCTATGTTGTGCTTGCCCAACTTACAGGTGTGTAGTGCATTACCAAATGGTTGTGCTATGGTGTTCCATTGTAACTCATCATCGTAGTATTTGATGTTCTCCAACTGCACCAGGGGTTGATAGGTTGACTGTGGTATCAGCATGTACTGTGAATTGAAATCACCTTCGGTGGTCTCACGTTTCTGTTGTTCCAACCACTGGTATGTGAACATTTTCTCCGGGTGGTCATCCCATGCCAAATATTCCTCTTCTGCTACCGTGCTGTCTTCCTGTATAACATCACGTTTCCTTACCACTGGTATACGTTTAAATTCATATCCAACACCTTCCAAGTGGTCATAGATTGTTTGTTCGTGGTGTGGTGTGCCCACCATCAGGATCTGATTTGAAAGTTTTCCAAATTCACTCACACGCTCTTTGATACGGTCACGTTGGTCACTGGTAATAACGTTATCACTCGTTTCTATGTCATCGGCAATTACCATCGAAGCATGAAATCCCGTAAAACTCGCTCCTAACGAACTTACAGTTACACTGGGATTCAACTGCATGATGGGCCTGTCAACCGTGAATGTTTCTGCCTTCCATTGATACAGGTCTGACTTCATGTCCTGCAACATGGGGTGTGTTTCGATCATGTTACGTATGAACATACTGTTCCGCAGTGCCAGGTTACGCTTGGCTGATATCAGCAGGCAACTCCAGTTTGGGTCATGGAACAGTTTCCAACACACGTATGCTCCAATCAGGAAACTCTTGCCTCCGTGCCTGAACATCTGTAGTCCACGTCTAGGCAGGTTGTCGGATTGCTCCAACCAGTCACATATCTCTTGATGCACCGGTGGTGTTGTTTGATTACTGATTATGTTCAGCGTGTCTAAAAATACTTTGAATGGTATTTTGGACATCAATCATTGGCTTTTTTGTCAAGCCTCGATTCAGCAAGTTTCAACAGTTTGACCGCTTCAGATTTCTCGTCAGAGGTGTTCATTCCTGTTGGGTGTACCGCACCGGATGATGCCTGTGCTAGGTATTTCAACAGCATCAGTTTTGCCCTCTTACCATTGTCTAGGAAAGTGGTCCTCTTGATGTAGTCTTTCTCACTGCTGTCGGGGTATGGTGTGTCAAACAGACTGTGTGCCTCTTCCAGTTCTTTCTTCCAGTAACTGTCAGCAAAGCCTTTTAGAATGTTCAACCATTCCTGTTCTACTCTATTTTTGCTCATCGGTCTTTGGTGTTTCCTGTGCTGGTTTTGGTAGTTCTGCTGTGATCTTTTTGTATAATGCACCCACTGCCTCCATGTCTCCCGCACGGAATATTCCCCTCTGTGATGCAACATCTATGATGTTAACTATGATTACCATTTCTTGGTCTGTGAATTGTTTCATTTTTGTTTTTTCCTTTTTGTTCTGTTAGTTTAATTTGCACCCCAGCGAACCATGACGAACTCTGGGGTGTTGATATGCCTTGAAGCCTTTATTTTTAAGCCTTAAGTGCAATTACTTATAACGTATGTTGTGTGTGGGGTGTAAAAGGGCCTCTGCCGTGTAAACAAAGGCCCGTATAAGAGCACGTGCTGTGTCAAACAGTACGTATCTGTATTTATTTGATGCCGTTTATGCCATCAAAAAATTTCCTCAAGAACAGTGCTGATGCGGTCCTGGCCTGTTGTCTCACGATCCTGTCAATGCCTTGTGCCAGTCCCTCCTGTGCCTGTCTCTGTCTAATCAGTCTCAAGATGTCCTCGGCCCTCCGTGCCGACTCGTGTTGTTCCTTGCCGTGTAGTTCGTCCAGCAGTTGTCTTAACCTCTTTCCTTCTGCTGTTTTCGGTTTTCCAACTGTTTTTTGCTTTTTCGTTTTCTTGTTTTTTCTTGCGTCTTTCATAGATCTCCTGTTGTTGCTGTGTTTCTATTATTGCCCTCACAAACATATTCTGTTCGTGTTTTGATTGTTCGTTGTCAGTCATGTCTTTGCCAGTCCTCCCCTTCTCCAGTTGATTCCTTTTTTCTTTGATCCCAATCCCTTGGGCCTTGCCCTGACATTTCCCTTGGTCGGTCTCTTCATCGCTGTCAGACGTGTCATCAGTTGCACGTTCCATAGATGCCAGCCCTCCTGTGTGTCAATCCTGCACAGGTTCTTGTGGTTCTTGGCACGGCTCCAACGACCATGCATGGTCTTGTAAAGGTCCAGGTAGTCCTCCCAGGTCAGCGTCCATTCCTGTTTCCAGAAACGTGCTTGGTTCCGGGCCTTCAGGAATCTGTAGTAGTGCCGACGCACTGCCTTGTCTGGTCCTGTTATCCATGTGTTGGGCCTAGGTCCCTTCTTGAGCAGTGTTTGATATTTCTTTGGACGTAGTTTTATCCTACGTTTCTGTGCCTTGGATGCACGTTGTCTACGTGCATCATCCCATCCGGCCTCTAGGCCAGTTAGTCCCTTGTTCCAGGGTGCATTTGTGTTGCTCATGTTATGCCTTTGGTTGATTTGGTTGAGTTGGTTGATTTGGTTTTTTTGGTTCAATAAACTTTGACAGGTGACCATATGGGCTCTGTGTTTCTTCCTCGGTCATCTTGATCTGTATCTCATCGGCCGTCATCATGTATTCTGGATTGTATGTGTTCCACATCTTGGCTATGATGCTACAGTATTTGTTGAAGTTTTCAACCATCTTCACAGAAACCCTAGCAGGTTGTCCGTTGTAGTCATGGAATCCTAGTTGTTGGAATGCCCACAGCATGTCATCGATGCTGGGATTCCACGCATACTTGCCTTTGGCCCACTTGACTGGTTCCATCATCTCTGATCTGAACTTTTTCCAGTCACGGCTGTCCTCCCAGTTTGGACCCCTATACACCACCATCCCGTTGACAGTGTGTACGTGTTGTATCAGTTTCCTACGCTCGTCGTATGACTGCTCGTAGTATTTGTTGTTGTTTCCTTTGGATAAAATGTCCTTGTATTTCGCTTGAATCATTTTAGTGCCTCCTTTGTTTGTTGTTTTTTTATAATTGTATTTATTCCTGAACCAGAAATCAACCGCTTTTTTTGAGTTTGTCATATATAATAGCAAATGGCACATACACAGGCACACACAATTTCCCAAACACAGGCACACTCAAGGGATTAAAGAACGATCCTCCCGCATGATGCGATCACACACTGGTGTACATAACCAAGTGGCCATGTGAGAAACATCTAGGACTCAACCGGTCCAAGGGAATAAACACTCAAGTGATAAACTATGCGGTTGATTTTTGAGAGATCAGAAATTTTTTACGTTCTGATGTCTTGACTGAAGGAAAGTGAATGGAATGAATAGAAAGGAAAAATTTCAAGGACTGAACGAAGTGAAGGACTTGGAGATGAGCAAGGCTCATCTACTCACTGCTGACGCAGTTCGTAAAGACTACGTCTTCCTCTTGACATCAACAATAGAATCAAATATAATCACAATGTATGAAAAACAAATTCAAAAAATATAAAAGAAAAAAAGCCAACAGGTCTGG